CTTATTCTTATCGTAACTGGTACTCCATCGTTTAGGAGATGTACCACCTATATCTGATACTGTCTGACCCTCACCCGTTTCTATACATCTTTCAATCAATTCTGCATCTAAAGCCCCATTAGACGATTCTGCCATCGCCCTTAATTCTTGAGCAGACATATAACGCCTCTGAATTACCCAGTCTAAATCAGATTTCCCTGTGGAGCCGGAGGAAGGGAATACATCCCAAACGGAGATCCACTCGACATGAGGATACATTTCTGCTTCGACTGCCTCCTCAATCATCTCCATTAAAGGATCTGCGTAAGCTGTCTGGTATAGTGGGAAGTCAATCTTCTTGAGGACTATTGACTTGGTAACACCCGTACCATACAGTGTCTGCTCATTGATCACCTTGGATAAGACATCCTCATAGTTAGTAATATCCATGATGTCTCTGATTTTTAACTCACAGTTCTTAGCTCTCAGGATTGCTTCATCATATGGTGAATCACTTTGCAACACCTCTGGAACCATGAACTTCGGCCTTCGTGAAGGGCTGATCTTAAAAGGAATCTTGCCCTGCTGGAACGTAGCACTCATTAACTTTGTCCGTGCTTCGTGAACCTTCCTCTTAGTAAGGTTTACATATATACCACGTTCCTTTGCAATCTCTACTGCCTTAGATACTACATCTGGGAATTCACCACGCATAGCATGCCATGCTGATTCCCATATCTCTTCTTTAGTTGTACGCTCAGTATCGGAAGAAGCTTCTGTATAAAGCTGTTGTACCAATAAACCTAACGTGTCAGGAAGTAATCCCTCCGGCTGGTCTTCACTATCAGACGTAATATAGTGATTACTTTCCTTTGCATACTCTGCCATTATTTCTTTTTCTTCCCTTTACGCTTAGGTACGTGATATCCCGGCATATCTATCTCCTTTTAGTTTTAAGCCCTCTAGGTTTGTTATACTTACTTGGCATAATCCTTTTCTTCTTCTTCTTCAACTGCTTCCCTGTCTTCTTATTCGTTTTTGCTGAAGCCTTCTTCGGAGATGTCATACCTCCAGCTAAAAAGAAATGATCCGCCTGTACTCCCTCTGTACCACCTCTCCCGTGTTGAAGGCCTTTTTTATGTCGAACTTTACTTACTGCCAAAGTAGCTCTTAATCCTTATAATCAATCCATTGACTTGCTGCTCCGGCTGCAAATGCGGCTGAAGTACGCTTAATTATCTTCTTTTTCTTTTGACTTGAAAGTATGCTCTTAGTTTTCTTAAGTGGCCTTGATTTTTTACTTAACTTCAATACATCTGGTCTTTTAACTTTCTTTTTTCCTCGCCACCCCCAATCTTCTCTTGGGGATACACCTTCCTTTGCTTCACGCTTATTTATTTTTTTATAAACTTTTGCCAACGACTTTTTTTGAGAAGGAAGTAATTTCCCTCCTGTGCCTCCTGAGCCTCCTATCGTATCTAAAATATCAGCTCGAGTTTCTGTGCCACGCTTTGTATGCTTCTTAACATTTATTTTACTTACCATAATACCTTCTTGAGGGGAAATTAGGGGGGTGTTAGAGTATTCGTCACAGTATTTCTTTTCAATACAGGGCGATCTGAGCATCTTTTTTTCTAACAATTAATCATTATCAGCTTATTTAAGGGATATATGCCCGTCAATATAAATATTACTTTACATACCAATACGTTCCATAAAATCCTCATAACTCATACTCCCCTTTGCAGCATTACAATCACGACATGCTACTACTAAATTATCTGCATCAAGTATCTCATCCCTTGTATTCAGTACCTTTACAGGGATCTTGTGATCCAGTACAAAATCATCTGGCGACAACCTAGCCTTACAGTAATGACATGGGGCAGTGTTATCAGAAAGTCTTGCTTCCATCCATTTTTTAATATAAGTAGACCTATTGTACCCACCCTTAGTCCTCCTTATGTGGCCTGATTCAACCTTCTTTTCCCATTGACGCTTATTCTTGCACTTCTTACTGCAATATCTTTGCTTCTTATACTGATAATTATTGGGGACATACTTAGCCCCACAGACCTCACATACTTTATAACCCCTGTTTGTATCCATCTAAGCCCTTACATAATACTCTCTTCTCTGGGACTTAGTCTGTATAGGGATCTCCGGCCCCGGTAAATGAGGATACATATAGCACATATATGCGGCAATCGCTAAAGACATGACCCTATCATCATGACAACCATGCTGTGCTGCTTCCTTACCATTGTTATGTATAACGAATGTCTGCAATTCATCTATTGTAGGTTTAGAATATATTTCAATCTGCTCTTCACGTATAAGCCTACGCAGTAAATCAAGAATCAACTTCCTAGTTTTTATATTAGTGTTAAACCCTAATCTCTTCTTCTGCCTTTGGCCTCGCTCATCCAGAGCCTTCTCAACGTATATATTGTCATAATGATGGATAGATGAAAGAAACTTCAATGTAAGCAACCCGTGATTATTATTCTCAACTGCAACCAGTGCATTGTTATACCATATACCAATAGTAACTATTATCCATGCAAGCAGGTCTGGATCTATACGTGCACACCATGTGCCACATTCCTCATAAGTCTCTGCATCAAGTACAGTAACTACAGAATAATCAGGATTCCCTGTCTCAGTCATTATCCCCTCCGCTACATCGACACCTATCCTGTAATGCCTTCCATCCTGAGGTGGATTAAATACAGTGAACTCCCCATCCAGCCTGTGATCCATAAAATACTTCATCTTCTCAAGACCACCTACATTATGAAAACCATTCACTGGAACTTCAAAACGCTTAGGTGGAAAGTCCCTTTCCCTTTCCTCTGCAGTAAACCACATCTTGCTCAAGTTCACCGAATCAAATGCACTCCTGCCTGATGCCACAAAAGCTTCCCTCGCAGTAGTAGGATACTCCTGATGGAATACATTCAGATCCCCCTGACACTCTGGGGATATGATCTTATTCCTACGCCACTTCAAATGCTCAAGTGTAACCTTAAACTCAAACATCCCATCATCTGTTTCATATGATGTTTCAACTCCTAGTAGATTCTTTTCCTCATCACCACCAAATGTGGGATTCTTACCCAATGAATTCAAGAATGAATCATCCTTAAGCTCCTCCTCACTTAACTCAGTCTTATACTCATCAAACACAAACCAAGGGAAGAACACAGTTTTAAGTCCACTCTCATCTTTATCTGCTCGCCACCACTCCTTCTCAAAGTAGTTACCTACACCCTTTGCAGTACTCTCCATCCAGATCTCTGTTCCATATCCCTGCACAACACAGTTCATCATACCAGTTGCATACTCACGGGCACGACTGCCCCAACGAGCAACCTCAGAGCAATGCAACATATCAATCCCGGCTCCTACCACTTCCGACCCTTCTACAGTAGACATGCCGTACCTAGAGTTTAAACCCTTACCATCACTGGAACCCCACGTAAGCTCCTGCTTTCCTGAGTAATGGGATAGCGGCTTGATAAAGGTTGGGTAGTTCTGCTCCATAACTTTCGTCATGGCAAACATTTCCGCAGTTGTATTCTTGGAATGTGTGCAGATATGCACTAACTGGTTAAACTGGGTGGCTGCACGTTTAAACATACGTGCCTGAACATATGTCGATATACCAAATCGCCTTGCCTTCAAGACAATTATCCTGACATGGTTCTTTTCCTTTAACTGTTTCTGGGCAATCCCATGCAAGATCTTCTGCACAGGATTCATAACGAAGGGGATTAGGCTTTTAGTACCTAACTCTTGAATTTTTAAGCAAAACTGGAAGTAAGTATCGTGATCCTGAAGCCGATCCATCAGCTCCTGCATCGCCTCCTTATCATCCTTTGCCGGAGATTGCTGTACCATCCAATATATTTTTTCTTAAATATCTTGCAATGAGTACCGCATCAGCAATCCCGTGATCTTTAACTCGTGTAAGTGAGAGTTCTGGATAGAGCTGTGATACCTTCTGTATGGATGCACCTTTTTCCTTACCCATATCAGGCATCATAACTTTTTTCCACGATTGAGGTTGAATTAAATGATAAGGTATTCCATTACCTACGCATAAACCACGAAGAAAGCCGTATGAAGCCATGTACCTCCCACTCGAAACTATGCCCTGATTCGGCATAGTCTGGCTCTTTTCAAGCCCTACTGTGATAGGTTTAGCTTTCCACATCTTAAATATCATACCAAGCTTTGCTTCATCCAGTTCACGCTTCTTGCCTACCTTTATAATAGGCATATCCATTACAAAGTCTATCTTTAAATCTTTATCTAAAACAGCTATAGCCCCTGAGAATCCGGGGTCAATACCCATTAAATACATTTTCTTCCCTGTAATCATCGACAGCCTCCTGCTCTTCATGCTCTGATACCTGCCACGATGGGAGTATTTCTTCCTGTATTAGTGAGGGCTGAGCACCATACTTAGTTATCTTGCCACCATTTTCTAGGTACTCCTCCACCTTTGTTCTCAACTCAACTCTTTCTTCCGTATCAGATGGCGTAAAAGAGGCCGTGTTAACCAGTGCCACAGGTATTTTTATCTCTATCTTGTGACCACACTGACCAGTTTTCCTCCATTTATTACCTGAACCTGCTGTCCCAAATATAGTTTTAGTCTGCCTATTCCATACAGTATTGTCAATGCCTAGTGCCCTATGCCGTTCACGCTTCTTTTTCCTTTTATCTGCCATAACAATTCCCCAGCAGGTCTTCTTGCAGTATATGTGACGTTCCGATTTCGGCTCAAATTTATCACCACAATGCACACACACCCTTGTAGGAAGTAATGACCTGAGACTTAAACGCTTCTCCCTGCGTTTCATCTCATAATAAGTAGCACATGACATTGAACAAAATTTTGTCCTCCTTCTAGGAAGCTCATTACCACATACTGCACACCCCTTTCTCTTCATAGCTAAGCCCTTCCTACTGTTGGCGTACTTGCGAGTGCATCGCTCTCCAGCATATATATCA